TTTCTCAATCGCAACGTCCACGGCTTCCAAAGCAATAGCACCTACAACTTGCTTCGCCTTTTCAACTGCATACGCATTGAACGGCTTAAAGATTCTCTTTTCAAATTGTTCTGCTAAGCTTTCCATCCTCTAAACTCTTACAAGTTCCCAATAAACAATCGTTCTATCGTTGTCGGGTTCACTGTCCCTTACACGACCTTCTTCGGTGTTGTTTCCAACAGTAGCATAGATTGTGTCGCCATCAAGTGGCTGCCTACCAGCTTCCCATTTGTCATATCTGACAGGAATCGAAGCCTTCCTCTTGTTTATGTCAACCTTACCCATGCCGTTGGTGGTTGTGTCAGTGAACGAGCGTCCACATCCTTCATAGAGGATTACCTCTTCTCGCTCTGTCTTGGTTTGAGGATTAGAAGCCGTATTTGAAGCAAACGGGTCCTCATTTTCAATCTCACTCGCATTTTCAACAGGCACAACCTTTTCCAAGATGCGCACAATCTTAATCGTGTGAGGATAACGAGGGTTGCTTATAACTTCCTTTCTCATAATCTTACTTCTTAGCTAATGATGTGCGGAAGAGGATTGCCAGCCATGTCAGAATTGGCACGTTTGATTCCACCGCTATTCATTTTAAAAGTAGTTTTTCTTCCAAAGACAGAAGACGGTTCAAGTTCCTTGTAAATGGCATTAGCTTCGTTTTTCAATTCCTTAATGTCATCACTTGTAAGCTGATAACCGCCAGACGAGTGCGTCCATCCATTATCAGTATCAGAAGTATTATTGACTTTACTCGGACCGAGAATCATCCATTTCAGTAAGTCTGCATATGCGAGGCGCACCTTTGTCCTGTCACTATCCATCATAGGGGTCTTGGCTTCAATCTCTCTATCAACGAATATAGGATAGAGTGCGTCAACAGGCACTTCAAACTTTACCTTTGCAAGGATGTAATCTTCAACCGTGTAAGTCTTTTCTACTTCTGATACTGCTTCCATACAAGTTCAATCTAATTGTTAGTCGGCGATGTTAATGTCGATGATGTAGTGGTTAGGGAACTCTATCAAAGCAGGACATGCCGATAACATAACATCAGTATGCCACTCTTTGAAGCGACCGTTATCCATCGTTGAGTTAACAACGAGAGATAAGCCATCGTTTCCACGACCGAACACAGTTGTAATGGTGTTAGCACCAAACTGCTTGATCATCTGCTCGTCAAGAATCTCCTTGTACTCAAACTCAACTGCATCGCCTGCTGGACGGAGAACAACTGTACCATCCTTCCAACCCTTAACAACTTCCTCTTTAGAGTGTGTTTTGTTGCTTTCCTGCTCAACAACAAGTTCGATAGGAGAAACACCCTCCAAGTCAACAACTGCCTTATTCCACTCTGATGCGACAACAGGAATTTCCTGTGTTGAAGCGAGATAGTTCAGCTTGCGATAGTTGGAAACAAACTCGCGAACTTCCTTGTTCTTCAAGAAGATGTTATAGAAGTCGTTACGAGTCATCTGCCATACCATTGGACCAGCGTAATCGCCCATTTGGTGACGTACCTTATCCTCTAACACTCGCATCTGTGTAAGCAACTTACAGTCAGCGTCAGCCCAAGTCTTTACACCTGCCTTAAGGAAGTTACTTGTTGGCACTTCTGCCTTGTGCAATGGAAGTTGGATGCCGCGACCAATACCAGTGTAGTCAATCTTCGCAGTGGTCATCAACTGTGCAGTCATAAAGTTCATGGTTGCATCAACTGCGTTGAACTTATCCTGCAACTTACCAACGTATGTAGCAACAATGTCTGCATCGTTACCGAACTGCTCAAACATTCTCACCTTGTAGTTACGCTCTGCTGCGGTTTCAACAATACCCTCTGCAATGAAGTCAGGGATAGGTGCGGTGTAGAACTTCTCGGTTGAGCCATCCGTCTGGTTGCTATCTCCAAGCGGTGCTCGAAGATCCATCAAGTGAGGTGCTTGCAACTTGCGAGACTTTACAGAGAAGACTGCCGTTCCGTCTGCGTTTGAAGGTGTTTCTGCTGCCGCCTTACGACCTTGTGTCTTGTACCAACCATAGTTGGTGTAGAACAAAGCACTGTTATCAAGGAATGATTGCAAGAAACGGTTGTTCTCCGGACTTGCAAAGAACTTTGCGTATCTTGAATCTTCAAAATTGTATTTTGCCATTTCGTTATACCTTTTAAGTGTGAAACATTAGAGTGAGAACCAACCTGCAACCTTGCTTGTGTTCAGTGCGAGAACACTTGCCGGCATTGGAGACATCTTTGCTTTGTAAAGCACAGTACTCTCGTTAGCAAGACACGGAGTAAATAGATAGCGTGCACCCTCGAAGTCGTTGTTTGTTGCAGCGGGGTTGTACACGAAATCGAAGTCAGATGGTGCATAACAGTTAGGGTTAGAAACAATAGCCTTAGCACCTGCGCCAGCCTTGTCTGCTTCCACGAGTACTGCACCAACGGCTGCGGTAACGGCAGCACTAACTGTCAACTTCCAAACATCACCTGCGGTGTTGTCCTTCGTTGCTTCAACTGCGGTAACGGTAACACCTGTACCTGTACCCGTAAGAGTGTTTGGTGCAACCATGAGAATGTCACCAACGAATGGGATATGACGGAATCCGTCACGCTTAATGAGGACTTCGGTTGTTGATGCAGCCTTAGCCACCTCGTAAGTCTTCATAATCTTAATAGTAGCACCAGTATCACCCTCGATACCCGGATTATACTCTAAAAGGTCACCTGCATAAATCTTTGCATTGCCCTTAAAAGGATTTACGAGAACTCCACCGACTGTTGGGTAAACCAACCCGTTCTTTGCGCTTGACTGTAACTTAACGAATACGTTACGACTGCCGCCAATCTCGCCATGAGCCTGAATCAGTACAGTGCCTTGGAAAACTCCCGCATTGAGAATCCTTTGCTGATAAAAATCAAGTTCTGTCATTTCGATTAATGTTAATTGTTAAACTGAATACTTGTTATTCGATCTTTGGGTTGTGTCGTCCAACGATGTTACCAACATCGCTCCAGTCTTCTTTTTCTTCCTTGCCACCACCATTGCCGCCTGCATGTGGTTTACCTATTTCAATTCCCGCTTCCTTGATGTCTGCATTGTACAGTCTCTCCGCTTTCTCAACGAGAGATTTTAAATCGACATTTTCGCTTGGAATTTCGAGTTTTGAAAGAGCGGATTTAGCAAAGAAGTCATTGATCTTCAAACCTGCATTTTCAAACTTCTCCCTAAGACCTTTTCTGACAGAATCCATTGTAGCGTGCTTCGCTCTCTCGGTCTGCTCTTGCTTGCGTGCGTTACGTTCCTCATCAAGTTCAGCTCTAAGGTTTTTCAATTCCTTCATGATTTCGCTTTCGCTACCCTCATTATTCTCGTTCTTCTTAGAACCGCCTTCATTTCCCTCTTTCGACTTCTTTTCAGCGTTCTCCTTATACTCCTTCACCTCTTTCGAGACATCAGCATGGAGATTACCGTCCATTCGTTTCAATCGGTTTGTGACTCTTTCGACCAACTTGGTATTCGCTTCCTCGTTGTCTCCAAAATCACCTAAAACATCATCAAGTTCTTCGTTGATGGTACGCTCGCTAAGTTTCAACTGGGTGCTTCCCAAACTTTTGTTTACTAATTCTTTGAGTTCTTCTCTTTCCATTAGTGGTTATCCTGAATGATTAATCGTTGCAGGGGAAGGAATCGAACCTCCGACCTGTTGGTTATGAGCCAACTACGCTACCTCTGCGCCACCCTGCGATATAAAAATCGTATAAATATACAATTCTGCAAACAAAAATATGCATAAAAAATGAATATTCCAAATAAAAATGTATATTTTTGCATAAAAGATTGCATATTTATTCATTACATGACAAAGATTGAGAATATTTCAGGGTTTAATTTACCAAAAGGAGATGTTGTTTATACGCAGGAGTATATTCAATCTTTGCGTGATATAGACCGAAAATCTCCCGACAAACTCAAAATCATAGCGCAGAAAGGCGCACAGGAGAGAATACTCTCTGTAGACGCTGATATTAAGATAATAGGAGGTTCGAGAGGCGGCAGTAAATCCTTCTCTGCCCTCATGGAAACACTCAAAGATATTCGTAACCCAGAACTTCATGCTCTGATACTACGAAAAGAAAAGAATGATCTCGATTCTCTTATTTCGGACTCTTACAAATTGTACTCTCAATTTGGAACTTACAACAAGTCACAGAACGATATGACATGGAATTTCCAAAACGGAGGTTGGCTGAAATTCTCATATTACACTGGGGCATATCAAGACTTCAAGGATAGATTTCAAGGTCGTCAGTACTCTTATATTGCTATTGATGAAGGTACGCAGGTTGAATACAAGAAATTCAAATATCTACTCACAAATAATCGTAATGCAGCACATATCCGCAATAGGTTTTGGATAACGTGTAACCCTGATCCTGAAAGTTGGGTGCGTAAGTTTATTGATTGGTGGGTAGACGAAGATGGCTACATTATACCAGAACGTGATTGCAAGGTTAGATTCTGTTTTATGGATGGCGATACGCCTGACCAGATCTATTGGGGTGATACTCGTCAGGAAGTCTACGAGCAATGTTCTTCTATTATTGATTCTCTTTGGAAGGACGAGTATGGCGACCTTGGTTATACGAAACTTGATATGTTCATCAAGTCCGTGACATTCATTCGTGCGGACGTGTCAGAGAACATCAAGCTTATCAGCACTGACGCTTCATATATTGCCAACCTTGCCCAACAAGACGAGGAACAACGTATGCGTGACCTCGAAGCAAACTGGAACTGGAAAGCGGCAGGCGATGATATGGTGAAGATAGAGGACCTTGAAGGTATCTTTAATAATTCCATGCAGCTTGACGATGAGGTGCATCGTGCATCTGCCGATATTGCCTTTACAGGTGGTGATAACTTTGTAATGTGGCATTGGGTAGGTAGGCATACAAAAGACCTTGTGGTAATGCGTATAGACTCCAAGACGATTGTGTCTGTGGTTCAATCGAAACTACGAGAATGGGGTGTTGAAGAATGTAATTTCACATACGACATGCAAGGTATTGGTCAATACTTTAAGGGTTTCTTCCCAGATGCAGTACCATTCAATAACCAAGCTGCCCCTGTGGCTCTTGACAGAAAGGAGGAAGAAGGCATCAAGTATCTATATAAGGATTTGAAATCACAATGTGCTTTCATGTTCTATACAGAGATAAAGGAAAGGACTATTTCTATCGAACCAGCATTACTTGAAAGGAAATTCAGTGGTAATGGATTCAAAAACCTACCTCTTAGACAGATTCTAATGAAAGAGAGAAAATCGCTTAGAAGGGACGAAGTGGGTGCCGATAGAGGTTTTAAGCTACTACCAAAGAAACTTGCAAAGAAATACGTTGGTCACTCACCTGACTTTTGGGAGAGTTGGTTTTACATAGAGATATTTAGGTTAACAAAAAAGAAACACAAAAAGGCTAAGGGATTATGGATGATTTAACAGTGAATTACAGAGAGGTGCTGACAAAAAAGCCATGGTGGAGAGTTACACCAAAGGGGTACATGCAGCATAACATACAGGAAAGAAGGGATGATGCAGATGATATATCCATGCCGGAGGACCACTTGTATAGAATCGTTATGACGCAAGCGGACTTCTTACGTGAGTATTACCCGTCTGCTCATGCTATCTTTGACGAAACCAAGTACCCCGACATATACAAGCTAAACCCAGAAAATAATAAATGGTATAAGCAACCTATCACTCGAACCTCTTTTGCTTTCCAACAGGTGATAGCAACGAAGCATATCCTTCACCTTACAGGAAACGATGTTCAGTTTGAAATCGCTGACGGGGCATTAGATAAATCCAAAGAGGAAGAATATCAAAAGAATCTTATCAAATTCAAGAAGTGTTGGTTGCTTTCCAACATGGAGATAAGAAACTTTGAAGCTATCCGCTCATTGATGATTACAGGCGATGCTGCCGTTGTGGGATATTTCAACGACGGTAAGTTTGGCGCAAAATCATTATCTTATCTGAATGGCGATACTCTCTATCCTCATTTCGATTCTATCACAGGTGAACTCGAACTATTTGCACGCAAATACTACGACTATGATGATGATGGCATAGAGAAAACAGAATACGTTGAGGTATGGGATGACACAAACATCTATCGTTACAAGCGTGGTGTGAACGAAAGTGGCGTTTCTGCATTTCTTAAAAAGATATTCGACCTTAATGGATTTGAACTCATTACCAAAAAGCCACATGGATTCCCATTTCTTCCTGTTGCTTATGTACGCAATGAGGATGGACCATGTTGGCATGCCGTACAGAAGAATATTGAGGACTACGAGGAAGCGTTCTCCCATCTGTGCGAAAACAACAAGGCGTATGCGTTCCCTATCATGTATATGAAAGGATCAGGTGACGATATTAGCGTTATCGGTGATAGCAATGGTGCTGCAAAACTTGTCACAATGGACGACAAGGACGCAGAAGCAGGATTCCTCAATGGAACGGACGCTTCAAACGCTTTCGCAACGCAACTTGATAAATCGTATGACCTTATCTATGAGTTGTCATTCACTGTGAAGCCACCAGAGTTGAAATCTGGAGATTTGCCGGGGGTTGCACTCAAATTACTCTACTCCCCTGCATTGGAGATTGCAATGAATGATGCACAGTTATTGCAGCCATTCGTTGACATGCTCACAAAGATGGTTAAGTTTGGTATTGGTT